TTATTAACCAAAGGCGGCGCGATGGGGGCATGGATTTATCGCGCACTCGGTGGAGCCTTTGGTGCAGGTGCCGGTTTAGCCGGGGCCAGCAAATTCACAAAGTTAACTGTTGCAGGAAAATCAATTCAAGGAATGGGCGCACTTGGAACTATGGGTGCTTGGACCGCAAAAGCATTAGGTATTGTTGCAACGAGCGCGGCAACTTGGACTACTGCTGGAATTGGTGCGGCGATTTGGGGAATTGGTACAATGATGATAAAGAAATACGAAGGAGAAGCACAGGCAATGGAAGCCGCGCATGGATATTTCATGGGATTTGACACCCTTGCCGGCGGTATAGTGATTGACAGGGCAACTGGGGTTGTTTTGAAAGCACCACATTTAGACAAACCATTATATGAAGGCCAACGCGCTTCAGACAGATACAACAGACGATTGTTAGTAGCAAATGCACAACTGATTACTGACCAAATCCAAAACGCCAGGATATTGTCAGATGGTGGAGCCCCAGACTCCGAAGTTATAAAATGGCTTAAAGATGCACAAGCCGCGGCCGGGCGCCGTCCGTCAATGGTAAGAAAAGTTAAAGGTCCTGGCGGAGAACCATTATCACAAAAAGAAGCCGAAGAACTTCTGAAGTTCGGTCATAACCAGAATGCACAATTTATACACGACAATGGCGGCACCTCCAGTAGATTTATGGCAATCAATAGGAATTTGCAGAGCATATACACTAGATTTGGTGGAAAGAAGGGTGGATTCAAAGATTCCAAAGACAGAGGAGTCATTAGACGAACCATGACGATAACAAATGCACTACAGGGAGTGCCGAGTGTCAGTTTCGGACTGGACAGGGAAGGCAACATGTCTGGCGAAATCAATGAAGCAATATCATACGCGGATACGAGGCGAGGTATGGTGAAATCATCAATGATGGACATCGAAACTCAAAGACAAAACCAACTTAAGCGCGAGGCCTTCTACCGAGGCGACGAGAGGGGAGAAGATATTCCCTTAATATTGCCGACTGACATGACTGGTGAAAGATGGGATTTGTTGCAAGAATTTAAGCAACGAAGATTTGAACAAGACCTTAAAGATTTTAATGACAGCATCGGCGGTGGTATGTCAACTGGTGGTTTTACCCCGGCGAAGGTTAACCAGATAGTCGATATTGAAGGGGGCGCCACTAGGACCGACCCGTTTACCGCTGCAAGTGAAATTATCAAAGAACTACAAGCCAATCCCAACCAATTCAATATCAATGCACCTGTAACAACTGTTCAAAACCAAAGTACAGTTATAGCAGGTGATATCGCCGATGCTAATTCAATATACGACAAGTCAAGGCAAGGAAATTTCAACACCGCTAATCATGGTGGTGGGCAATGGCAGACATTCCATCCATAAAAATAAAAAACCCCCACCGAAGCAGGGGTTTTTCAAAGTCAAACTAATGTGATTACAAGGTTAATTAACCTTCATTAGCCAACTTCTCAAAGTACGCTAATGCATCATCACCCTCATCATTACCAACATCATCTGCACTTTCCTTTGAGTCGTTTGTTGCAGAAGAATCAAAAGGATTTGGTGTTTTAAAATCTTCTTCTGTAGTAGTTTCTGCGGAAGTCGAAGGGGAAGAACCACCAAGAACACTTGTTAGTCTAGTTTTCAACTCATCATATGATTTGAAATTTGATTCGTCAGAGAATTCTTTAAGAACATATTCTGAATCATAAATCTTTTTCGTCAAATCATCATTTTCTGCAACAGGTGAACATTCTTCAAATTCACTCTTGTCATAATTAATAAATCCTGCAACCTTGCGTACTTTCAATCGGAAGTTCGCACCCTTCCATAGGTCGAATGGGTCGATTGCTGTTTCATCTTCAAATTCTGGTTGAATCTTTTCAATAATCTTATCAAAAATCTTCTTGCCAAACTTATAAAGGAAAACCTTTCCTTCGTTCTCAGGATTCTTTGGGTCACTGACTATAAGAATGTTTGCATAGTAACTCAATCGTCTTTTACGATTCCTTGCAATATCCTTATCAGATTCTACACCACTATTCCACAATGCACTGTTTGCTTCGCAGACAGGACACTTTTTGCCAAGTGTTGTTGGACAATTATCAATCAACCATCCGCCCGGTCCTTTGAATCCATGATTGAAAACTCTTACCCACGGAAGGTCTTCGCCCGCGGGTGCAGGAAGAAATCGTATAATGGCATAACCATTCGATGCCTTATCTAATTCTGGTTTCCAAATTCGGTCGTCTTTGTATGACTCACTCTTTTTCGATAACTTATCAAGTTCCCCTGTAAGTTTCTCGAAGTTACTGCCTGATTTTTTCTTTAAATCTTCAAATGACATTTAAAATGCCTCCTTGTGTTCGTTGTGTACGGTATGTACGATGTATTCAATGTATATTGTACCATAGGAACTACCTATGTCAAGTATATTTATATGGGTAATTTATTATTTTTTCTTTATGTAAATGGCATTACCCCAAGAATCGTCATCAACCATAGATGTTAATACTCGTTCAAATCTAAATGTGCCTAAAAATTTGTCCAATTCATCAACAATAGCACATCCTTCATAAAGTTCTATGTTATTGATTTCTGTAATAATGTAATCTATGTTTTTAAGAGTGTTTGTGGCCCCTTTAAACACTTCTAATTCATATCCCTGAACATCAATCATCATACAGTTAAAATCGACAATGTTAACATTATTTTCAGCAATATATTTGTCCATAGATGTTTGTTTTACTACCACTTCGCCATTGAATTCTACGCCAGGATATATTTCTGTGTGGAGGAGAGGTTTCAATATAGAACTTGATTGCCCCTCGTTACTAGAAATGTACATCACTTTTTCTGCATCACATGAACCAAGTGCCACATTTTCTATTCTATATCGGATATCCCTATTCATTCCATCTCGTCCAAGGGGGTCATATTCTGACATCCTCATATTTTTTTCTAGTGTATTATAGTGTTCTGGTATAGGTTCAAACAAAATAAAATTTTTGACACCTATGTTCCTAAAACCACTAAATTCCTGTCCGTGGTGTGCGCCTATACAAAAGACACCAACAATTTTGTCTTGGTGTTCTTCAAGATATTTGTCAACTGAGTCTGAACATATCATTATACGGGCAATTTAGATTTTTTTGGAAGAAGATTAATACTTTCGCCTTCTTGTTGAATTTTTTCTATAATAGGCTTTGAAAGCATTCTGGCGCCTAACTCTGGGCTAATATCACATTGCTCACAAGCCAGTATCACAGATTCTATATAATTTAAATCTGTTTCGGCAATAGATTCTATCAACCTACAAAATTCTGTTTCATTCACTTTTTGGACTTCTGTTTCCATACCCATATTATATAGATATTATTATCAATATCAACCTTATTATACATATATTTGTAAAAAGTTTTAATTATATCACTTAGGAGATAAAGATGGCAAAAGAGGGGACAATACAACTTCAGGCGGCTACAGGCGGAGATACCGCCCCAGGCGGTGCATATGTTCTAACCGAAATTCATGGTGTAACCTGCACCGGCATTTGCGCTGCCGTATCAGGTTTAAATGAATATAATGTTCAAATTGCCAAAATGGCATGGGGAACAACTGGAGAATATTATTGGGTAGACAATGCCGTATCATCCGCAGGAACTACTGGGTGTGGCGCGGCTCCGCTACCATGTCAACTTATTGATTCAAACGGAAATCCAGTAAAATATACTACAATTTCTGGTTCTAGTAGCACAGCACTTGATGTGGTTATTAGAAGTCAAGGTGGTTCTGCTTCACAACTAGACATATCAAACATCAGTGCAGGACATGATTCTGTTAGTGGCGGATATATCGCAGTAGCAGGAACTACAACAGGACACTATGTACCAGTTGCAGGCTCAACCGCGGGTGGTGCAATTCCTCATGTTGGTGCAACAACAGATAAGGGTTCATCAGCAGACGGTAGTATAGTTGGTACATATGCAAAAGCAATCGCCGGTACAGGCGCACACGCAGGAACAATCTCATCTAAACTTAGAACTGTTGCAAGTGATATACATCAAATTATGTCTGGTGGTACTGGTTCAAATGGCGTATACAGAATAAGTGGACTCTCCGCAGACATTAGAAGTGTAGTTGGTTGGACTGGCGATGCCGGCGGACCTTCAGTATTAATTAAAGCAACTGGTGGTTTTACTGCATCTATTAGTGCAATTGCCGGTGGACTTACTATAGGAATTGGAAGTGTGTCAGTTGACAACCCAGTTGTAATAGGACATAGAGTGGCTGGATTCACATTTGAACAAGTAAATTCTACTTCGACAACACTAGTGTCTGGTGTTAGACTTAAAAATATAAACGGTTCAGGAACACTCACAGTTACATATGATTCTACCGCAGGTTCTACCACTGGTATGACTAGTGGATTCCAACTAGACGACAGAGAAGAATTGTTTGTTGAAGTTGATAATCTTACTAAAGTATATGTCATGTGCGGCCTTACCGCTGGATGTACATTCTCATATTATGCAACATGAGTAATAGACTAGAAAAAGTAGCACGAAAAGCCAATAAATCTGGTGGAGTTTTGGGCCGCCAGAAGAAACTTTCATCGACAAAAGCGCCACAAGTAAAACGAAGAAAACTTTTTGCAGGCGGTTTAGATGCAAACGCATTTGACCCCAAAGATATTACTGGATTACAATTGTGGTTAAGAGCAGATAATGCAATTAATGCTTTTGTAGCAGATGGTGATGTAACTGCATGGTCAGATGAATCCAGCAACTCGAACCATTGTGCAATACCCCTCGCGCCCCACAGACCCCACTGGAAAGAAAATGTGTTTGGAACAAAACCCGCAATACTGTTTACTGGTTCAGCGGACGAATACTTAGACACTACAGGTATTAGTTCATTATTTATAGATGATGCTTCGGATAGTGACTACACAGTTATTTTAATGATTAAACCTACAGGTGTTGCAACAGATAACCAAGCAATTTTTAGTCAATATGCTACAACAAATTGGGCATCTACTGCAACTACTGATAGCAATGTTCTCGCTATGGGAATTGATGTTGATTCTAAATCTACAATTCTTGGCAAATCAACTACTGGTGATGTATCAATAGGAGATACTTTAGTAGACTCCACGGCATACATTATGGTTGCAAGACAAGAATACGCATCAACAACAATGCGACACTTTTTGAATGGTACAAAGAAATCAACAGTAACCGATTGGGTAAGAGGAACTGGCGCGGTCGGCGGTCAAAATCCTACAATTGGTGCAATGTATACTACATCAAGAGGCAGTAATACATACACCAACGAATATACAGGTTACATTGCAGAGATTATAGTTTATGATTCTGCAATCTCTGAAGAAAATTTAAAACATGTACACAATTACCTTATAACCAAATATAGTCTAAATAAGAGCCAGATGTCTATACCACGACTGAATGGTTAATTTCTTTTTGATAACCACGAATTGCTTTCAGTAGTGGTTTAGCATAATCAATTGGGTTTGCTTCAAACACTTGAGAGCCGCCTTCTTCAGTAGCAATCATAATAACAATATTATCAATTGGCGTCCCTGTCATCTCTTGCCACATGATTGCATATGCAGTTGATTGAGTAAAGTAATTTTCAATATCTGATTCTCGTTTGATTCTAGTAGAACCTTTGAAATCGATGATTGAAAGTTTACCTTTATATTCTCCAACACAATCTACACGCCCTGCTAATTCTAATGTAGAAGACCATAGAGGAATCTCTTGTGCAAGTATATTGTCGATGTTGTTTAGTTCTGGTTGTAATTGAAGAAACAAATCCAAGATAGGCAAATCAACTCTGCCTTTATCTTCTTTAACATCAAATTCATTATTGATATAATCCTCAATAAGACTGTGAAGTTTATTTCCTCTGTTGAGTACTCTACGAGATTCTTTTGGATTATTCTTTCGCCATTCGGCAAAGAACTTTTTCTTTTCCCATCCAGTAACAGTAGTCACCGAAGGATATTTTCCTTCAGGAGTTTCGTAATACCTACTGCCGTTTTGGTTGGTGGTTGAGAGGTCTTTGAATGCCTCTTTCAATTCTACATGGTTAAATTTATTCATAAATCACTTCCTTTCATTATATACTATTTATGTGTGTTTGTCAATATCTTTTTATTTTATTGCCTATTGTTTTTGCATTTACACTTTTTGCATCCACAGTCGCCTTTTTTCTTTTTTCGTCTGAACAGATGTGGGTCGTAACCGGCAAAATGACCTTCACCCTCAATAGGCGACATTCCATCACCTACAACATTAGTTGCTTGTTCTCTTATCCCCAAACTTCCAAATTCATTAGTTTGAAATTTTTCTTCTTCTTCATCAACTATTTTTTGAAGTAATGATTTTAACATAGGTTCATATTTCTTCAAAAATTCTTGAGATTCTGGTGTAGTTCCTGGTGTTGGTTTTTGTTTTTCTGTGTTTTCTGGGTCTACGATTGGTCTACCATCTAGTGTAGGCGTTGGTGATTGTGGTCCGCCGGCTCTTGGCGCCCCCGGTTGTTGTGCTTGTTGCTGAGGACCGGGAGGTGGACCCGATGGTTTCATTTTTTCATCTTCATCATCGTCTTCATGTTTTTGAACCGCCAATCTAGTTATGGGTTTTATACCCATTCTGTCAGCAAAAGTTTTAGATACCCCCATATCTCTAGGACCCTGTTTTGCTAATCGTTCTTTTTCTGCTTCTGCTTTTGCCTTCGCGGCGGGGTCTTGTTGCATCAATCCTTTGGGCATACCACCTTGAGGTGGACCGCCTTGGGGCATACCACCTTGTCCACCCATCATTGCCTGCAACTTCTTCTTCTTTTCAGGGTCTTGCATAAGTTGTTTCAATTTATCAGGAGTCATACCTTGAGGCATACCACCAGATTTTTGCATCATACCAGCCGCTTTAAATGCTTGGCTTTCTTTTTCAGGTGACATGTTCTCCATTTTTGCCAGAATACTTTGTAATTTTTCTTTTCCCATCAAACCTTCAAGATAATTCATTTTGCCTGGGTCATTTCTAACCATATCAACGAGTTCTTTCATCTTAGGGTTACCCTGTGGTTGTTGTTGATATTTTTGTTGTTGTTGTGGTGGTGGTGGCACTGGAGATGGCGGTTGCCCCTGTTGCATCCGTTTTTTCGGCATTGGCATACCAGGCTGCGCGCTCATGTCTGGTGCTTTTGGTTTCTCATGTGTTATTACTTCATCCCCACCAAACTCCCCACCTCTTTTATCTCTTTCAGATTTAGGCGCCATCTGTGCTAACTGTTGCCAAGTCGGTTCAATAGACATAGCACCTGGCTGACCTGTTTCCATTGGTCTTATTTGGTCTGGAGATAATTCAACAGGTTTCATATCATCCATTCTCTGTTGAATTTTCTCTAGTCTTTTTCTTCGTTTTTCTTCTTCATCCTCTTCATGACCCAATCCAGATGTAGCATATTGTGAAAATTGACCAAAATCATACTGTTCAGTTATAGAAGAAAGTTTCTTAGTAACAGACTGAAGGAGTTTCTTTCCTTCTGAATCTAAGTTTCTCTTTTCCTTTTCCATCTTCTTTAAGGTTATGCTTAACCCCTTTGGAGTCAATTGATGAAGATTCTTTGGTTCAATTACAGGACCTGCACCAGAGAACATGGTTGCTCCCATAGAGAGAAATTCTTGTTCTTTTTTAGACAGCATTTTGAAATCGTTCTTAGAGAACTTTTTCTTTGTGCTTTCTGATAATTGATTCCATGTATGTTTAATCATTTTTAAAACCTTCTTGTTCTATTTCCAACAGTGTCATACGCATCATTGTATCGTCCGTATTCTTGATATTCTATTTGTGGATTTTGTTGTAGAAAACTTACTTTCTTTAAATCGTTGATTAATTCTCTTGCTGTATTTCTCTGAATAGTACTATCTCCCATTTTAACTAATTCGGACATTCTGCTCATCAGTTTATCTTTTTCTGGTCCATCCGCCATGTTTGCAATTACATCATCAAGTCTTTCTTTTTCATTTGCTGAAATCATATCTGTCCACATACTAGGAACTTGGTTCAATAATTGATTAAAATTATACATGGTGCTTTTAACAATCATAGTTTTAAATAACGGAGATTGTTGCATTGTAGCAGTATGTCGAAGAGTTTTATGGGGTTCTCCTACACCTATCCCCGAAAAATTAGTTTTTCCGCCTGGCTGAAAACCAGACTGGTTTTTAGCCTGCTCTAAAATCAATTCATGTTGTTCACTTAAAAATGTATTAAACTGTTTCATTTGTGTGTCTTATGTGAAAGATATAATGCTCGCTGCAGTAGTATCTCCAGGGCCAGTTGAAGACCCAGATGAAGTTCCATAAATCAATCTATGTGGTAATTCGTGCAAACCTACTGGCAAACTGAGCAAAAGTAAAGCATCTCCCGCTTGGGTTTGATATGCTAGATGTCCAGAAGAACCAACATATATTGCTCGACCGTGTATGACGGTATCTGCTACAGGGGCGACCCCGCCAGTACCTGATGCGTAAATACCTCTTCCGTTTCTATAACCTAAATTTGGCATAATAATCTCCTATAATTCGATATACTACTATATGTATAATCGATACACTTCCATAAACTCTTAATATAACTTTCCAAACGGTCCATATTTCTCACCAAATTTCTCTGCATATGCTAACATATCCGTGAGCATCTGATTTCGTTTGTCTTTTGTAAGTTTTTCTAAAACAACATATATGAAATTCAACTCCATTAGTTTTTGTTGAGCAAAAGGCGCCAAGGAAGCATATTGTAATGTCATATTTTTCATGAATTCTTCTTCACTATTTATATTTGTTGTTACCTTACTTGATATTTTCGACCACATATGTGCATATATGTTTTTACCTGCTGTCTTAGGAGCATTTAAAAATGCCTCTAAATCTTTTGGGTAACTAGAATGTTGATTATCAAACCCCAACAACCTATCTGATTTATCACCACCCACCCCATAATCCTTCATCAATTGTCTAACCTGTGGAACTGGTGATTTACCCATAAATGCTTTACTTCTCGCTACATCTTTTGGTTCAAATTTCATATTACATGGTGCTTTTACACTTGACACACCCTTTATAACATACTCGTAACTTTTTTTAGACCCGTTATATAACCAAAATTTTAATTCTTGAGTTGCAAATGGTGGAGTTTTGCCATTTTTAAAATTCAAAGCGAGAAAGCAACTACTTTTCGTTTGTCCACCGTTAGGTCCAATAGTAACAATATAATCTCTTGTTTGAGTGTGTCTTGTAAACGCAGGGTGTTCAACATTATATACCTTCCAATGTGCGCCTTGTTTTGGTTTGGTTACCAATTTAAGTGAAACACCGATAATTCTGCCCGCAACGAACTCTGCTTTCATAATTTCGTTTAATATGCCAATCTGGTCAAAAGCAGAAGTGGGATGAATATTTTTAAGTGCTTTTTCTATTCTCAATCGAACACTGGCCTCATCTTTTACCATCCAAATGTCTGCGGGATTCCATGCATCTGGTTTGGATATTTTAAATTTGTCAACAATTATTCTCTCAATAAACCTCATAAATCCACCAGGTTTATCACGGTCAAATTCCATTTCACTCCAACCCGCGGCCGCGGCAACAGTTAGCATCTTCCTTCCTTGTGCCATAAAGGATTGTTGCCAATCAGTATTATCATCAATCACAGGATATACTTTTTTGAGTTTTTTATAGAATTCTTTATCAGCCATAACACAGTCTGGGGATTCACCCGCCCACTTTCTGAAAACTTTTCCTTGACCGCCACCATTTAATGCTTTTTGAATAAACATTAAAGATGCGGTTTCTTGCATTACTGTTTTCTCTGTGGCACTAATAACTTTATTAGAATCACTATTCTCTCCCCCTCCAGAATGGTCCCGTCCAGTAGCAACAAATCTAACTATTACTTCTCTTTTTGTACCAGTATTTTTTACATTTATTGGAACATTTAATTCAGTCGGTTTTATAAATTTACTACTTTTCCTATCTTTAAGTGAACCCCTCTTCACCAGTTTGTCCCAAACCTTGTTATCTTTACCATTATATACTTTAATTATATACAATTTGGCAGTGCTTGAAACTGGTTTGAAGTAAAATTGACCACTTTCTATCTTATCAAAGAATGGTTTTTTAAGATTATCGTATAGTTCTTTGCCTAAATTCCGCGATGTTTTTATTTCAGTTTTGGTATTTATATCGAAACCAGACATAATTGTATCTCCATATGATATCTATGTTATTTTCTAAATAAAGGGATGTATACATATAAAGAACATTAAGAAAATATTATAACACAATAAAACATGGAGATGTTAAAATGAGTTCAGACTTTAAGAAATATTTAAGAGAATCGTTATATGAAAATCAACCTTCGATGAGAAGTAATACTACTGGTGGCGATGGTGGTTGTAAATCCTGTCAAGCCGCAAAGGTTGAACGCCTTGCAGAAGAATTTGGTTCTATCTTGAGTGAGAATGCTTCAGATATAATTGGTTCTGTCCTGTCAGAACAGGTTGATTTAGCATCTCTCATTGCCATGTTTAAACCTATGTTAGAAAAACTAATGAAAAAATTTGGCGTTGATTCATCAGATATTTTTGATATGGCAGAATCATATCTAGGTGAAGGAACTTTACAGAACTTGATGGAACAGGGGTACAAGGAAACTCCTATTTACGAAGAAGAAGACGATGATTGGTTTTGGATTATTATTATTGTCATCATCCTTGGCGTCATTTATTATGTGTATCAAAGGCGAAGAAAAAAGAAGCATCAGTACCGTAACCCTAACAGACCCGGCGGCGGCGGCGGCCACCCAGGCGGTGGTGGGAACCCAGATGACATTCCTGTCGAAGACCTCCCCGATTTCCCAGGTGATGTAACCTCTCTTCCACCCGGACCTGGGTTCGCTTAATCATAACGACGGATAATCATATAATATAAAAGAAAACCCACCTCTATGGTGGGTTTTTTTATAACTCCATTGTTTTATTAATGGTTTATATTGAATATAGTCAAGGCCGGCCTTGTTTTACCTTTTCAGTTTCTCTAGCATGCGCCATAAGTGCTTCAATTTGTTCTCTACTAATTCCCTTTTCTTGCATCATTGCAAAAAACTTTTCTTTAGGAATTTCATTAAAAGATTCTGGCATACCTCTACCATCAACACCTGCATCTTTCCCTAATGTAGGCATACCCGCCTCATCTTCTCTCTTCTTCTTCTTAGGAAATGCCATGGGGCTTCTCATTTGTGAATATTGTTCTTCAAGAGTAACACTAGTTTGTCTTTTGGGTTCTGTATAATCTTTTCGTTCCACTTTGGATGCTAGTGTTTGAAGATGTTCTTTAAAAGCGTTTATGTAAAATGACATAGTTTATACTCCTTGTTTAGTATATAATATATATAACCAACTTCTTTTTCACACTCTATAAATAATTTAATATCAATCGTCCGACATACAATCCGATAAGAAAACCAACGATAATAATAACGCCAGTTCCAATGCGCTCTCTAACACTACCTTCCATCCTCAACAGTTTCTTCAAGTTGTTCCATCTGGCCATTTAAAATACTCCCTTCAATCCAATCTATATACTTTGCAATGTTTGTTGCAGAACATTCTGTAACCAACTCTCTATCTTCAAACACACGCACAATAGTGAATGTGCTTATAATTCCTACGACATATTCTTTATCTTCAAATTTGGCAAATACTCCACCACCAGAATCTCCGAACCACACACTCACACCATGTGGTATAAATTTAATTTCATTTGGTTCTTCTACTAATGTGCCAAAGTAGGTAAACACCCACTTCTTGCTATACTTCTTATATCCTTGTCCATATCCTACTGTGGTAATATTTTGATATCTATGCATCCACTCTACGCATCCAATTGTCGCTGGTTCATACATACTTTCACATTCAAGAAATACTAAACCAATATCGTTACTCACAGAGAAGAATGTACTACTGTAACTAGGGTGTAAGATTGTTCCTTTCACCATAATTTCTTCTTCACCTATGATAATTGAGAAGACATCATTTTCGTCTAGACAATGTGCAGCCGTTAGAGCAACATCCTTCTCTATGAGAATTGCAGAACCTATAAGAGAACCATTTTCTCTGTGTAAAGAACCCACAGATGGATATGGGTCGTGTTCTTCAGTTGTTGGGGTGAACCACTTGTCCAAAGGGTTGATTACCTTCGGTGGTGTAACATCGATAACAATATCGAGTGTCGATAGAGGGGGTACAGGTAACGCCTGAGGTGCTTGACACCCTGCAATTAATAACAAAGATGCTGAGAGATACCCAAATAAGTTTTTCATGACCCTTCTATACTATTTAGGCAGAAATGTGAACCGTATTTGGCATTTTTATTAAAAAAATATTAAATTAATTTGGGCGAAGGTGACCGTGAGGTTTCATATTAGCACTCGCCATAATATTTTTTTTGCCCTGTCTACCCACAACAGGAGAATTTGATATTTGTTCCATCTTCTTTGTAAAGCCGGGACACATTTTATCTAATGTTATTGTTGCATCTGCTCCTGTGATTGGAACACTTATTCCCCTTTTCACTTTATCTTCCCCACATTCTGGACATGGTGTTTTAAGTGGCTCATTTCTTTTGGAAACATTCAAAAGTTCTTCAAAAGAATGTTTACACGACTCACAATGATATTCATATAATGGCATTTATCTTCCTCTTTGTGTACACATTAGTATTTATAAATACTTTATATGAGTAGAATATCATTCAAACAATTTATATCAAGACAGGGAAAGAAAGATTCAAGAGATGGAACTTTTGGTGGAAAAGGAGGACTACATTCATTTTCCAATACACACCCATATTTCCAAGGTAAATTAAGAATTCCTCATGGTGGTGATGAAGACAGAAGTGAAGATGAAGATTGTGACCCAAACAATGAGTATTGCCATCCTTGGCAAAATCAAGGACCAGACGATGATATTGGCCACCCTGGCCAGGGTAGTTGGGATGAATATCGTGAATGGATAGCATGTGTACAAGACCCTAACTGTAACCCACCAGAACCACCCGACCCAATTGATGTTCAGACTTTTCACAGAATCCCCGAACTAGGAGGTCAGATAGATGTAGATGTTGACAGATATATCTCTAGGCCACAAGCCCCCATAATTGGCCCTCGTCCTCGACCGCCGGGTCCAGAAGGTCCTACAGATGATTTGTGGGACACTCGGAAATATCGAGGGGTTACAAATATGAATACACCACAAAGCAACAGACACAGTTTATATTATACAGGCGAATAAAATTTTATATAAATAAAGGAAGCATTTGGCGCCACAAGTTACCAAATGCTTCCCTTTTATTGAATGACGGTGCCAAGGTAGCGAAGTTCTTAGTGCATCATGGAGTAACAAACTCCCTGTTCGTCAATCATATAAAAAACACCGATTCCCAAAAGGGGTCGGTGTTTTTATTTTATTTAATTCTATTCAACACTACTATATTTAGCATATTTATAATTTTAACTCCAAATTAACTTAATAAATTATTTGACATCCAAAGTGATATGTGCCACTTCCCCAGTCGTAATAGAATCCGCAGGCAAGGTCCGCAACGCCATCGCCATCGAGGTCAACTTCGTAATAATACCAAGGATTAAAGTTGGGCTGAACAACCCTCCTCATCCATTTGTCATCGTGCCATACCATTTGTTGGTCCTTCTCATTGTACCACACCCATTCACATATCGGTTCTTGACTGGGGCCACTTGAAGTGCATTCATAAACACCGTAAAGCCAGTAGCATTCACCATCAGGTGGACAAAGGACTTGCCAATATCGACCCGTTAACGGGTCGTAAACACCCCTTCCCTCGCCAGTGTCGTCTCTCCAACAACACTCCGAGCCCACAATTTGACAGACAGGGTGGCAAATATATATATTTCCCATTGAATCGTTTTGGCCTTCACATGGGCCACCGCCGCCATCTTCGATGGGAACACCATCGCAACCACATGGACTTGGGTCGCAATCTTCGTCATCACCTTCTCCATTATCATCTTCTGCTGTACGATATCGAGGGAGTTTTCCGATTTCGGTATCTAGAGGACTGCGAAGCACCCCATCAGGAGTATCTTGGGGGACTTCAAATAAATTTTTGAAGTTTGTATATTGGTCTTTTGTATGTCTAATCATTTTTACCTTTGTTGTTGTTATCTACCACCTGCACCTGGTCCTCGGAAGGGTCCTTTTGGTAGCGGCGCCCAAGGACCAAAACTTGGTGAACCGCCACCGGGAGGTGCAAATCCACCAGTATCACCATTACCACTACCATAGTTTGCTAACCACCACAATAAGTCATTGACATCAACAACACCATCACCATTAAAATCATAGTTGTTAAGACACCAAGGGCCAGTAGGGACAGCCAAACACCACTGAAACCCATCAACCCACGAACCACCAGTGCCTCCAGTGCCTCCACCCCCTTGCTCATATAGATTCCCGCGAGGACCATTCATGTTAATGATTGATTCGTTGAGGTTTTTATAATTGTTTTTGTTTATTCTTGTCATTTTAAAATTTCCTATTTTATTCTATTTATAAAACTTGTTAATTTGGTTTTTATTAATATAGGTCATAATTGCAACCAAGATTATTTATAATTTGTCGGTAAACATAACAAGGTGAACCTTCAGGGTAGTCACCTTTGTAATCGCAACCCATCCCGTTGAAATAGTCTATTACACCAGCACATGCCGGGTTATCATCACCAGTTGTTCCACCAGTCGTTCCGCCACCACCAGTCAGACCGGGTCCTGCAGGACCTATCGGACCAAGTTTTCCGGGGTCACCTGGCGTCCACTTCAATGGGTGTGGTCTCATCCGCTCCCCGCCGGGGATTGCCCATTCATTCATCGATGAATTGTTTGATTTACATTCGTAATGATAATATAATACACCATCTTTGACAGTTATGACTATCTCCCAAGATTGTCCCGGAGGACAGGGTGTTTTTGGTGGGTCAATGTCAGGGGCTTTGGCGAATGCCTGTGGGTTGGCGTTTTGAGCCCTTACATCAGGCCCGACTTGCATTCCAAGGGCATTCTGTTCAAATAGTTTAGTGTTTCTTATTGGTGATTTATACATGTTTGTTCTCCCGTTGTATTAAGTATTATTATGTATAAAATGCCAAGGTGCGATAATCATATATCTAATTACAGAAAACTATACATATCTTTGTACTTTCAAAGACCACAATATATTATAAAAGGAACACTTTCGAGAGTGTTCTTTTTTATAGATATAGTATTCTAATGGAGAAAGTTTATGCATAATAAAAAATGTCAAATACATGAGTCTTGCTTTTTCGATGAAACAACATTGTATGAAAGCAAGATGTCTGAATTTCATATGCACATTAAGGATGGAAAAACTGCTCAACAGATTGCAAGAATTATGAAACTTGACCTCAAGACCGTTAAGGTTTTGATGAAGGGTGTGAAAGAATCATATCTGTATGAACGGTTCGGTGGGGACACGAACATTCCTGCGGATAAGAAAACTACAGACATTATTCAAAGTGGTAAGGCAAAGATTCTAATAAATGTGAAATCTGCTCTTCATCCTTCTGCTCGGTTTGTTGTAATTGAAAGACCTTTAGGACATAAGGGTGAATTGCGTTCAAACCAAGACAAAGTATTAATGGCAACCATCAGCGACCCAAAGAAGGGTCGTATCAAGATGTTCTCTTATCACGGTACTCATGTCAATCATCAAGGCGCAATGAAATTTGCAAAGAACAATAAACTTGTTGCAAGGAAAGATGCAAAGGGAAATCCTCTCTATGCAAAGGAATCCTATCTGTATGAAGCAGGAATATTCGATAAACCTATCAAACTTACTCCACAACAACTTACAAGAAATTCCAACCCGCAGCGCGCGCACTACCCTATACCGCCGGCGGAAGACGACCATTTGTGGGACGGAGACCCAAATACATGGCCGCCACCCGATGATTCCCATCCATCTCCGAGATACTATGATGGATGGAAATGGTATTGGCACAAAGGAGAAGGCCGATGGGTAGACGTAAACGGTAATCCTTATAGTTCTAGACATCAAGGGCAAATGTCCGAGCAGGTTAAAACAATTGATGGTATCAAAGAATCCTATCTGAATGAACTACTCGAATGGGACCCAGACAGTCCATACTCATTATGGCCGTCCGATATAAAGAGGGCCCTCGGAATAATATTTAATACCCAACATCCGATGGGAAGGGATTGGGCAAAACGGGAAAGAATTACAGATAGATTCCGACAAGCACCATCAGACCGAAAACAAAAGTCCGCCATACCAATTGGTATGCCAGGACACCCAGTTGTAGAATCCTATCTGAATGAACGAAACAAAACAGGTACTACTGGATTAGTATATGAATTCCCCAACAACAGACTTGCGAATCAGTTTGCAAAAGATATGAGTAATAGTGGTATCGCCACAACAGAATTGGTTGACACAACAAAAGTACAAGTTCAAATGTTGCCTGGTAACAAATCAGTCGGTAAGAGTGGACTTTCAAAGTATTTGAAGCAAAATCGTGGTAAGAAACTAAAAGAATCATTTGATATTTCAGATAGGAACTTTTTCGATGTATAAATCACCAATAAGAAATATTAAACTACTGACCGAAGACCATGGTGGATTCCATTGGCCATTTTTTACTGATTGGTATCATCAGATGGTACATGACCGGATGTGTGAAATGGTACCACCTCCACTATGTGAAATATTATATCAAGCGTGGTTAGATGCCGGCGCGCCTGGAAATGTTGAAGACTTTGCTGAAAAATGGTATCAAGACTTCTACGACAACAATCCGTTGTTGCAACCGTTCATGCCCGTTCCACCTGAACAAAAACCACCAATTGAAGGGCCACTGTTACCTAAAATGCCCCCAAACTCCAACCCAGGATTATTTCCGTCCACTATGTGAGTAATAAATGAAACGATTAAACAACAACGACTATAGAAACTTAAACGAATCTATTCAAAGGATGAATGAACAAGAGGTGTTGCCATGGGAGGGCGGTTGTGATTCGTCAGGTTGTTGGCATGTTGGTGATGATGGTTCACTGTATTATTATTCTGGTCCATATGACGGATGGATAATCCACCGAGATGGTACAGCGACTTCCCCCGATGGTGTGTTCTTCCCAAACTGGCCCAAAAACCCAAGTGGTCCAGGACCTGTCCAACCAGGCGATGATGACCCACCAGACTTCGACCCAGATGATGACCCACCAGATGATGACCCACCAGATGATGACCCACCAGACTTCGACCCAGATGATGACCCACCAGACTTCGACCCAGATGATGACCCACCAGATGATGACCCACCAGATGATGACCCACCACCGCCAACATGGACACCAGACCCACCACCGCCAGTCGACCCCCAAAAATGGAATCCAAAGCAACCTACTCATATCCCACCTCCACAAAGGGATTATTATTAATTAATCAGTATTTTAGAGAACCCCTTCATGATACAACGAAGGGGTTTTTTAATTGATATTATTTTCTTGACATCATAAACATTTGCATATATAATATGGTTATAAACTAACGAGAATTGCCGAAAGGGATTCTCAC